AAATATATTGAAGATCATAAATATGTCTTCCTGCAGGAACTGATCGCATTGTAGTTGCTGAAGCTGTAATAGTAACATTGCCATTATCATCAACACTAAATTCCTCAAAATATGCGGAACCAGGAATTTCTTCTGTATTTAAGTTTTGGCCTTTTAGCCCTCTATTAATACTAGCTATTAAAGGAGATCCATTTCTCCCTCTACCTGAACCCCATACTTGCATTACAAATTCATAATTATCAGTAGATAACGCTAATGCATTTCCAGAAGAATCCTTTAGAGTTAATGTAAGACTAAAGGTATCCCCTTGACGGCAAGTTATATCTAATTGCTCTGAAGTATCTAAGTTAACTTTATTGGACATTATTCATATTTAAAATGTTTCTCATTGGATTTTGCTGCTCACCTTGTAGTTCAGTTCTATTCCCCTTCCTTTGAGATATAAGCTTAGATTGTTCTACAGCTTGTTTCTTAACTCTATCGTCTTTTCTATCTTCTTTAAGGACTTCAAGCTTTTCTTTAAACTGTTCATCAGTTTCTTTAAATCCAAGAGTAGCAGTTGCTCTTATAGTTTCTATCTCTTTATTAAACTCATGCTTCATAGCCGCAAGTTGTGCTTCTAGTTGAGCTTCGAGTTGCATTTTTTGCGCCTCTATTTGTGCCTCAGCTTGCATCTTTTGACCCTCCATTTGCATCTGCATTTGCTGCTGTTGTTGCGCCATCTGAGCTTGCATTTGTTGTTGCTGCATAATCATAGCTTGTTGTTCTTCCTTTTTCTTTTTTCTCCTAACGACAAGAAGTCTTTCAGCTTGATTTATATCTTTAAGCTCTCTTATAGCCATAGCATCTTCTAGATCTATTTCTTTCTGCCCTAAAGATATTTGTATGCTTTGTTCTAAATATGCTTGATCTTTATCATCCATATCTTTTTGAACTTGAACTCCAAAATTATACATAGGGAGTTTAGAAAAACTAGTTAAAACATCCATATTAGTTTTACCAATAGCGTTTTTATATACCTCCATTATAACAGATTCTTCAGGAAGTATCTGTAAGCATTTAACTACATCAGAACATACTTTCTTAAATAGTATCATAGATGCATTAGTGATATCATATGTAGCATTATTAGACGCTGCTATAGCTTGCTCTCTAACCCCCACTAAGGCTTCTGATTTTGGAGTACTTGCATCTACAACTTCGTTAATTCCTGTAGCATCACGAATCATTCTTAAATAATGATTGTACAATCCTATAAGCTCATTAATATTCCTTATGCTATTACCAATTTCTCTTATTGGTGGATTTTGAAATCCTCCTTCTGGGTTTTTACTTCTATAATAGAAGACACCAGTTTGCTCATATATATCATGAAGATCAAGAGGTTGAAGTTCTCCGCTTTTACCTAGTTGTACATTTTCTAACCCTTCTATGTCTATAATTAATCCATCTGGTTTTGCTTTAGCAATAGCTTGTTGAATTTTTAAATGAGTTAATTGCAACATATCTGCAAAACCTATACATCCATTAACCATGGATTTAGGCATCATATCTGTTAAGTTTGTAGCTATAACAGAATATGATAAATTAGCTTTACTAATATCATAAACATTTTTAGGTACATTATGCATCCTACCATAATTAAACATATAGTCTGTGCCTAATATGTAATAACCTTTATATACATTTACAACCTCCATTTTATGAGGTTTTCTCTCATAAACGCTACCAGCCTTTTCTTTATAACCAAAACCTTCATAGAAAAAGTTTCTGTTACCAAATCTATTTTCTTTTTCTTCAAAGAACATACAATCAGTAGATAAGAATTCAAACTGTAATACATCCACCATGTATTCATCGTAATCATATACATTTTTTCCCAACCTGTCATCAAACTTATGACTACTACCATCTCTACCTTTGACTTTTTTTGCAATCTTAGCAAAATCTTCTTCTTCTAATTCTGTGCTAGCTATTCTCTTTAATTCTTGAATAGGCATACTTTTTATATGACCAGCATAAGTAATATCGTCAAAACTAGGATCATCAGTTTGGCTATGTATAAAGTCTTCTGGAGCTACATAATTAGTTTTAATGCCATAGTTAGGATCATTAGATCTTTTAACTACAGCCATTCCATTAGTAGCTAAATCATTTACACATCTACGAAACACATTATCTTCAAAATTATTCCAAGATAAAGTCATGTCTGTAGCTATTTGAGCTGATATTTCAGCATCGCTTTTTACGTTCTCCCCAATAAATATTTCTGCCTCAGCTTCATTGTCAGGTATCATGTTAGGATCCATTCCAACTGTAGCCCCAGTTTTTTCTTTAAAAGCCATAAGTTGTTTTTTTAAAGCAACTTGTATTTCTATACGCTTTTTATCTCTATTTTTTTCTGAAGAAGATAACGGATCTATAGCTTCTAAATTAGGGTATAAATTTCTACCTAATATTTTATTTACTACTATACGAACAAATTTTGGTAGAATAGGTACAGGAGTAAAATCTATATTCATTAAACTTCCATCCCCAGTATTTGGATCAAGATTATTTAATAACCTCTTATATATATTTGTGTCCTGTACGCCATTAGCATACTGTTTATTTTTTGTAAAAGTTTCATATCTTTTAGAAAAAAGAGATGAACTATCAGCTTTTCTGCCCCACTGAGATTCAATAGCTTTTGCATATTGCAATCCATACGCCTTAGATTCTTTTTTATCTTGAGGTGCTAATGGATCTGGGAAATTTTTTGAGCCGCTATAATTTTTCATTCATGTAAGCATATATTTGCAAATATAGGAAATTAGCCGATGACTTTGTATCGCCTAAAAAACTTCCTTTCATCAAAGCTGCTAACTTTTTTCTTTTTAACCTTTTGAGCAGCAAGTAAAGCTAAACCAGAACTAATAGTAAGGTCAAACTTAGTTCTATTATCAATTTTGTAACCTATCCAATCTTCAAGAGTTTTATTAAAATACATATTACCAACTTTATTGGCCTCATGATTTACCCCAACATGTTCGTGTATGTAAGACTCTATAGCGTGAGCATGAGCTTGAATTATATCTTGAGAGTTTGAAGGGATCCCTTTTGTTTTTACTTTAACTTTAGCCGTACCAGTTTTTAAGTGTTTAGGTCTGTCCATTAGGTATCCGTCGTAACCCCTTGATTCAAAGTATCTTGCGATGCCGTACTTATTGTTCTCAATTAAGATAGGATACCCATAAAATACAGCAGCCATAAGTACGTCTTCATAAAATATTTTTGCAAGAGGAGGGCGAGAGGCATATTCTAATACAAACATATTAGAAGGGTGCTCCATGTGAAATTTATTATATAAATGTAATGCTCCTTTAGAGCCTCTGCCGTCTACAGTAGCATCAAGATCATAAGAGTCAACTCCTCCACAACCCATATGAGAGTTAGGGGCTATTTTTTTGCCTCTTATAGCTGCTTTTTTGTTTCTTAAATCTACAGGTGGCATCCAGGATATTTTAAATCTGCCGTTTGGATCTGGACTAAACACAACCTCGGTATATCTTTCCAATATTAAATACGCTTCCTTCTATACTGTCTCTAAATGCCTCGTCTGAAGTAAAAGGAAATTGACGTATAACCTCATTCATTTCAGAAGCATTATCTTTTAGAGAAGATCGTTCATTCTTAAGGTATGTTCTAGAACCAATAACTATATCTTCACCATCTATACCTTCTATAGGATTTTCTGGATCTTCAGAAACTGGATTCCCATATAAATCAAAGAAGCCTTCAAGAGACTGCTCTGCTGATATAAACAATCTGTATAACCCAGTTTTAGTCCTCCCATTCTTGTTCCTCTCCGAAGGATTCGAATCCTCCCATAGACTTTTGTATTCTTTTCCGCCTTTTGACATAGGGTTTACTGTGCTTCCCACTAGAGCCTTTCCCACGATTTTTCTTCCGACGATCAAACAGGTCCTCTGTATCCTCCAAGCGTCTCTTATATCTGTTGGTTTTTCCCATTTTCCTGCTTCGTCTAAATATAATATGTGCAGCTTCTCACCATCATATGCATTATTAGTTGTGTTTTTCCAATTAATCACTGTATTAAGCGCTTCACCAGTTTGAGCTGTTTTGTTTTTCTTGGTAATACGCTTTGATGGCTCTCTAAATGCTAACTCCATACGTGGGTTAGTTGTACCATCTTGAATAGGTTTAAAGAAGAAAGGGTAGTTCCTAAACATAAAAACAACCTTTT